TGTTCGTTATATGCGAGATTACCAATCCAAGCTCTATCAGTTGTTATGAGATTTGCAATCAAAAACCCTTTGACATCTTTATGTTTTGCAAGTTTAATAAAAAAAACTTTATCTTTCCTCTGTTCATAAGAATCAGGTGTAGCTGATTTGGTTTTACCAGAGTATTTGATATAGTCATAAGATTTGGATGTAAAATGATTCTTTAGAGCTACGTACTCACGGTACGCTTCAAATGGTGTCATGGGCGAATATCTTTTTCTAGATATTCAGAGAAAAATTCACAAAGTTCTTTCTCGAATATTTTACCGTCACATGTGCGCCAAGTCGAATACAGTCGTTCAACTTGAGAAATAAAATTAAGTTCGTCTTCTTCAGATTGGATAACAAAACCTTTTTTTTCAATTTCAGATTGGATAACAAAACCTTTTTTTTCAATATAATTGATCATATCATCAACATCGATATCATCAAGACACACATCAACTTCTGTTTCAATATATGCAGTCACAATTGTCTTGGACATATCAAACTCCTAAAAAGGGAGACGTGCTGGTCTCTTGAGAAAATTAAGATTTTCTGCTTCAACTTGAATTTTAGATTTAATCACCATATTGTTTTTGATTAATTCGGCTGCATATTCAATTTCTAAATTGTTATTTTCACACCAAAGAATAATAGCATCGATATACTCGATATTTTTCTTTTTACAAAGCGTTTCAATTTCTTGAATAAAATTATTTGCTTTTGTATTGATTATCATTTCTTTGACTCAAGATCAACTTCAATGCCTTTAAAGGCCAACTGATATCCAAAATCATTGAGTTTAAAATAAAAAATTGACAGCATTATAATGATTGGCAATTCATACCAATTCTTGGGTCCAATTAAATTGTTAACCCAATACAAAATAAAAAATGATAGAACCATAATCAAAACACCAAGCGGCAAGTCTTTAATAATTTTCATAATATCTCCAAAGGATGGTAGGGACGCTAGGATTCGAACCTAGTCAAGAACACCCATCTGATGCTAAAGGCTTTATAAATGCCTCCCGTGTACCAACACCCGCCCCCAATGATCAAAATATACTACTTCTTATATGTCTTGTCAATCTCTTTGATGCGATCATATTGATTCTTCCACACCCAAGAGTTAAATTTTACAAGTTTATTAGCCAAATAAACAACTGGTTTACTGTTCCAGAACCAATGGTTATATCTCATATTTAACTCCTGAGTGTGAAAAAATAATGGCGACCACTGAGGGATTCGAACCCCCGACATACGGAGTAGAAATCCGTTGTTCTATCCGGCTGAACTAAGTGGCCAATTCATATTAGTTATACTTGTTAATAAATCACTTCTTGATTTCGTTAGAAACGAATTTATTAAGTTCTGTTGCAACATCAATAACTTGTTGATGGTCAACAGCTTTGATATCAGGAAACAATGGAAGTTCTGTGGGAATACCCATGTGGTTATTATTCATCGCAAATTCACGTTTTGTAGACCAGTCATTTTCAATACGTTGACGTTCTGCGAAATAACGAGCTTCTTCAATTGACTGAGCAAGCTTTAGAAGTTCTAGACGAATAAGATATGGATTAGTCATTTTTATTTTCCTTGTGTGTTTGTGCATTATTGCACTGTGTGTTAATAGGCCCGTTCTGTTTCTAGGTGGAACCCATACCCAAGGTGCTTACGCTGCTAGAGCGAAGTCCTGTGCAAAGTTATCGTTTGCATTTAGATTTAGCTTTGGTCTACTCGTACCTTTACTATCAATAATCGAGCCTATTTCGCCCCCATCATATGTGGTCTGACTTCACAGACTGTAGAGTGAACTATCTCTAGCACATATGGTGGAGGCGTGGGGTACTGCCCCCCAGTCTTACTGACCTATTCTTTACGTCTCAACAACCTTAGCAACTTTATTTATATAGATTATCAGTAAAATAGTCAAGGATTATTTGTTATCTTTGACATTATTTTTCATAACATCCTCAATAGGATTGTATTGTCAGACGTTCGTGCGGCCATAGGTGCCACCAATTTAAGTTCGTCCATCAACTTTCGAAGTTGTATTTTATTGAAAGTCAAAACTTTGTCAATAAATTCTTGTCCTTTTCTACTGAGCCTTTTGGTGACAGAAGTTTTTTCATCAAATCCAATAATAGTTGTCCCCTTAACTTGAAGACCACCACGATCAATTGCACGATAAACAGTGACTGTTTTATATCGTGTATTATATGCCCAAAGTTCTTGAGCACCAATTACCTTTTCAGGATTGAAAGATGTAAGCTTCAATTCAGCATCAGTCTTCTGATATTTGAAGGTTTTGAGTTTTTTATCAACAGATATAAATTTCTTCTTACGAGGCTTACGTTCTTTCTTGACATTACCACCATATCGAAGAGCATCATCAACAAGAGTAACAAAGAACGCATGGCGAAGCTTCAACTGCTTGCGAGTCATATAAGCATATGCTTGCTTCAAATCACGATCATTGCCTTCTACAGCCTCCCCAAGCTCATCACGCCATGGGGAATAATAGTTCACAATTGTAGGAATGTAAAGAACAGGAATATTGTTTTGTTGAAGCCAAACATAAAGAGAAAATGGTTTACCAGAATCAATCATCGATTCAATATCAGCGATGATATCAGAACCTTTATCTTTCATGCGATCACGTACAGATGTTTTAACAACATCAGCAATTACTTCAACTTTAACAGGAGCACGATTAAGAATATCTTTAATTTTCAAATTAATCAATGCATCAAGATGATCAATAGGCAAAATCAAGCCACGCATTTTCATACGACAAAGCCAAGCGGTGGATGTAGTAATCCACATATCATTGACTTTTTCAAACGTCTTAATATCTTCATCTCGTGTCTCAGATGTAAGATAATCTGAAATATATTCACGAGCATCTTCAATAGTACACATATAATTGTACCAGTTAAGATACCGACCATACTGAGAAACAGACAGGGCAACTCCCGTGTTAACAGGTTCATCACCTAGATATTTTTTATTAACTAGGTATGATTCTGATTTACGAGCCATGAATGTTCTCCTTACTCCATTTAAAAGAGTATATATGAAAATGGAGGGATTGGCTACCCTCCATCTCCTATCATTTTAATTATTTTTATGATTAAACGGCTTCTGCCATTTCGATAGCAGTCTCAAGAGCCTTGGTCTTGAGGTTCTTATTCTGGCCATACCAAGCCGAAGCAAGACGATTATCAGCAGAACGACCAAGAACATGGTCAGTCATGAAAGTAACCGCATTGAAGGGTTGCCACCAAGAACCTTCAGCATATTCAGCACCGGGCTGAGTGTGAAGGATATCCATCGCAACCTTAGCGTTGCGAGAAAGTTCATTGGAACTTTCGTCCTTGGTCTTACCAGTCATTGGGAAGATACGCTTAAAGTAATCAACGATATTCTCTTCTTTGGCCATCTTAGAACCCAGAAACTGGGCAATTTCCTTGTACTTGGAAAGCTTGTCAGTAGCAATACCAAGCATATCCTTGACAACCGCCGCATCAAATTCCTTGCGATGGGAGAACTTAACCATGCGTTCGACAGCAGAGTTAAGAGAAAGAGTCAAGGTATTATTGCAAACAACACGAATTGGCGTAAAACGAACGTCAGTCGAGAAACCATAACGATGGAAATTGGTGAACAGAAGGTATGAATCGATCTGGTCGCCCTTAAAGAGTTCAAAGGATTCCTTTACCTTTGCAAGACCCCAGATGATCTGACCGTCACGAAGAGAGCCAGCAGTGTGCATTTCCATGTCACCAGCGGCAACAAATTCATTGAAGAAATCGAAAGCATCAGTATTCTGAATGTAGTTCCAATCATCAGAAACAACATCGAGAATCTTGTCATCCATCTCACGCACCAGAGCCGAATGACCAATTGCCACCTGATTACCGCCGACATTGGCGAAAGCAGGAACCTTACGAACAGTCCAGTCGAGACCAGCAGCCTTAAGCATCTGATCAGAGGTAAGATCGGCAGGAACCTTGACACCAAGGCCATGCCACGGGAGTTCGCCGGTATAAGCCATCTGAGCCTTGCCGTCGATCATTTCAATCATATGAGCCATAATATATTCTCCTGTGTGTATGTGTCGCTGTTGACTTTCATAATGTACTCGACTTGCTACCCACTGTCAACTCATTTTTGTAAAAAAATTTCCTTGACCCTTGGATAGAAGTTTTTGGTTTTCCTTACAAAAACCTGTGGGTGCTCATGATCGACTGTGATCATGATTGCCAACTGAGAAATCTTTATATTATACATTTCCTCAAACATCAAGGAGTAAACAGTCGATTGAAGAAAATAATTTTCGATCCACTGTTCTTTTTTTGGTTTTGTAGAAGTTTTGAAATCAATGATCGATAACTGTCCATCATAATTAGCAATCAAATCTGATCGACCAGCAGTCTGTAACATTCTTGAATACAAAGGTAACTCAATACCTAATATATCATCGACATGTTCTTCTAACAAATTTTGAATGGGTAGGAAAGAATAAATGTTATCTGGAGATTCATCACCTAGATAATTTTCCTTATTGAGAACATATCGTTCACACATATTGTGGATAGAGGTACCACGACGTGTAGCAATAGCTGTTATTTTATTAGCCTCTGCTTCACCAACTCGTTTGCGCCATTTATCGATGGCAGATTTATCTGTTCTTTCACCAAGGATAGTAGTCACTGATTTAAACGATTCTCCATTTTCAAGAAAATAGTAACGCTTACCATCAATAATTTGATCTGTCAAGGTTTCTTCAGGCACCAGATTATGCCTGAAGATTTTTCTTTGGTTGTTCATAATTTTTAAGCGATAATTCCAAGTCTTGTCTTTTCAATAATATAAGACTTGACAAGACTACTTCTAACAATATCATCTTCCATAAAGTCAACAAATGTAAACATTTTCATCCTTTTAACAATTTTCATAAAATCGAAGAGACCATCTTTTTCGTTTTCTTTTACAAAATCGGATTGTCTAAAATCGCCACACATCACTATCCTACAATTCTTACCAACACGAGTGATGACAGAATCGAGTTCATGGAACGTACAGTTAGCAATTTCATCCACTATAATGATGCAATCATTTAGAGTAACACCACGAATAAAGGAAGTCGAGATAAATTCGATGACACCTTTCGATTTAAGGTATTCATATGAATCACCTCTACCAAATAGTTCTGTACAAATGGCTGTATATGGAGCTTCATATACCTTAGTTTTTTCTTTATTATTACCGGGCAAGAAACCCATATCACGAGTTGGCACAACTGATCTAATAATAATAATTTTTTTATATTGACTTGTACCAGATAAAATTTGATTGAGTGCAAGATACAAAGATATGAAACTTTTACCAGTTCCAGCAATACCATGAAGAAGTAGATTTTTTCCTGAATTATAAGATTCAAATGTAAACTTTTGGTTTTCCGTTAGCGGTTCAATCTTCTTGAGATTGAAATTTAATTTCTCTTGTGGTACTGTTGGTGGAGCCTTTCCATTTTGACGAAGAACTCTTTTTTCTTTTCTAGTTAGTCGCTTTGTCTCTTCCATTTTATTCCTGTTTAAAAATTATTAATGGTGCTCCCAGTGATACCTTTAGAATGGTTCTTTTTCATATCTTTAAGAAGATCACGAAACCCTTGATCGGGCTTACTCATGCCTCTTCCAGAGTGAATCATAGGAGCACCGTTAACGAGTTGCGTTAAGTTGGCGTTTTCACTTAAATAAACATCTAGAGCCGAAATTGTCATAAAATTTTCAAACTCCTCGCCAGTATCATTGTTTAGAAACTTATACGTAGGCATTAGCGTTGATCGCTCCATTGATAATCTTCGAACTCATCTTCATCTTCTATAAGAGCAGAAATGTCTTTAACTTTTAAAGCTCGCTCTACTCGCTTTTCCTTACGCTTGTCTATATGATGACGAGTATTTTCAGAATATCCCTCGTCATCATACGAATAGTCATTCTTTTTAAACTTTTTAAACGTTGACTTGCTCATCGATCAATCCCGGCAATGCCTCTTTGATAAAGTTAATGGTTAATCCTTTGTAAGGAAGCTTCTTTTCCTTAATGGCCAACAGAAGCTTCGCATCATCAGGATGCACAGTCTCCAGAAGAGTGATATAGAGTATTTCTCTTCTAAATTGTGTTAGATTAGGATTACCACCTTTTAGGAACAAATACAAGCGCCTTGCTTCAGTATACAGCATTCCATGTGAATCAGGGTAATCCGATGGTTTATATGGCGGATCACCGGGTGGCAATTCCCAAACAAATTGGGGTTCGAATGTGTATTTGAGAATCTGTCCAAGAACAGGATTGTAATTGTTTCTCAAATATGCAATCTTTTCTTCTTTCTTTGAAAGCTTAGATGTATTAATTAAAATTTCAGATATTGATAATCTCATAGTGTCCTCAAAATTCGTTGATATGTTCCATTAAAATATTCAATCTTTTTTTGACAAAATAATTGAAAAGTTTAGTTTTAGTTTTACCTGCTTCAGATTTATATTCTTCAATAACACGACCTTTAATCTCTTCAGGTATATAGGTCAAATCAATAAGATATGCATTTCTATAATAATTTCTCTTGAGTCTTTCATCTTCATATTCATCAGGAGAAATACTTAAGTAATGTTCTATCTTTTTAAAAGTTAATGATTTCTGACGCTCACCGATAACAAAACAATTATCATTAGACAGGAAATTAGGAATACCATCACTAACATCACCCTTTAAAATGTGTTCTTTAATGAACATATCTGGGTTATCATGTGTGATATATCTCTTATTTACATGATCATATTGTTTGACATTTTGATATTTGTGTAGTTGAATAAAATCTTTATCACCAGAAACAATAAGGATTTTTTCAGCTTCAGGTTGTCCAAATGACCAATCATTAATAAGTTCACCATATTCCATAATAAGAGTACCAATGATATCATCAGCTTCAGCATTTTCAATGCTGATTACTCTATAATGAAAATATTCTTTTAGTTCTTGTTTTATCTCACCAAGATATTCATAAATCTCAGACCAATTGAGATCAGATTTATCTCTGTTCTTTTTACGATTGGCTTTATAATAAGGGAAAAATTGTTTTCGCCAATAGTTTTTATCATCACATGCTATAACAAGTTCACCAAATTCATTAAAGAATTTGACTTTAATTGCACGAATAGAATTCAATATCATATGACGAAGCACATTTTTATCTATCTGAATACTATTTCGATTTTCTATCATTCTAAATAAATTTGAAATCATGACCTGATTCAAGTCTAATATCATCATTTTAATTATGGGTTAAACCCTCTCCTCATCTATTTTCAAAACTAATTCTAACGTATCTTTGATACAAAGTAAACCACTTTCTTCTATATCAAAAACGTTTTGTGAAATTTTTTGAAATGGATGAATCAATCCATAATATTTAAATAATATTGATCTAATAGATTCGATTAGGAATGCAGAGTCTTTTATCGATTCTGCATCATCATCTTCTTCAATTAATTCAAATCCCGCTAAAGATAATTGTTGAAATAACATTGGAGCAATCAAAGCTATTGTTTCTTGAATATGAGTTTGTTTTACCATATCAATATTATTTTTTATTTCTTCTAGATTGACGGGGGCGTCGGCCCCCTTTTGAATAATCTTACTCTTTGGAAATTTAATGATATTATTTGTCATTTGACCTCTTTTTAATCGGCATTGCCGATGACATATTTATCTTTTCAAGTGGTTCTATAGACAAATTGTTCTTTCGGCATTTCCGGGGATTCGTTTTCAAGTGAACGAAGCATAGCTTCCCATTGTGAAATTCTATTTGCCCAATTATAGAAAATATCAGCATAAGCCTTTTGTGTCATAATTTTATTATGATATTCATCATCTGTCATCGTAGAAATTGATTCAATAGAAGCACGAAGAACAGAATAGAAAATATTAGCATGTTGATTAATATTTTCGTTCCACTGATACATATGAGTCCAATTAGAAGCAGTCTCAGGCAATGCACCATAATTAGGATGAACGCATATAAGACCAGCAGACATGGATTCCATAAGAGAAATACAAGATGTTTCCTGCCAAATATTAGGATAGGCATAGATATGCTTGGATTTCAAAATTTCTTTAATTTCTGGATTTGAAACAGAACCATAATAATTAATTCCAACAGTTGACTTACAATCATCGAATAACTGTTGGAACGGCTCATCCCTCTGGCCCCATCCATACACATTAAATGAAGAATAAACGTCAAGTTCAATGTTATCAAATTCTTCACGGAGTTTCTTAAAAACAGGAATAAGAATCTGAAGTCCACGATGAGGTGTAGTGTGATAAATTAAACGAATAGTGTCACGTTTCTTTTGTTCCAAATCGAAACTGATAGGCTCGATACAATTAGGAAGAACAACACACTTAGACCAAGGAATATTATATCGTTCTAGATAACCACGCATCTGCCAGTGTGATGAGAATACGATACGATGAAACTTTTCCCATCCACGATTTTGAAGATGTTCGGATTCTGGGTCACCAGCCAAATCTTGACACCAAAGAATACGAACGTGCTTATCAGAAAGTTCTTCATGAACACGAGAAACAAAAATCTGAAACTTATCTAGTAGAGCAGTATCAAGACGCTTTTCAAGCGCATACTTCATTAACTCAGTTCCACCCATAGCATTAGTGGAAAGACTATCTTTTGCAAAAGGCATAATAAACTCCTATTTTAACCAATTTTGATTTTTCATGTACCATTGTGAGACCAATGGAAGTCTTTTTTCTACTTCCATCGACGGTTTCCAGCCGAGTGATTTTAAAAAATTGCCCGAAATTGCATAACTGAAATCATGACCGGGACGATCAATATTAGGGTCAACAAGTTCATAAGGAACCGATACGCCAAGACCCATTGTTATAATTTGAAGAATATCAAGATTATCATATTGTTTTTCGGCAGCAATATTAAACTTGGGACAAGTTCCACCCATTATACCATAAGTGGATTGATGTTCAAGTTTCAAAATAAACAAAAGAGCCGATGCAACGTCTTTGGCATGAAGGTAACAACGTGAGCCAATTTTGCCTGTTTCTGCATTATAATGAATAATAATTTTTTTATTATTGATTATCTTTTTAAGAACCATTGGAATAAACTTCTCAGGGTTCTGACGCTCACCATATACATTCATCGTATGTGTAATGTATATAGGCATTCTGTATGTGTTTTGATAAGATACACACATAAGTTCACCAGCAGCCTTGGATGCTGAATATGGATTGGTAGGATTCATCCTGTCATATTCGTTGAATGTCACTCCATCAACAGCAGGACCAAACACTTCATCTGTAGAAAAATAAACAAAACGATCTAAGTTCCTTAAAGTACGAGCATACTCCAAAAGATTAACTGTACCAATCACATTATTCTCAACAAATTCCATTGGAAACCTAATGGAACGAGTTACATGAGAAGCAGCAGCGATGTGAAGGACAATATTAATATCGCCAATCACATCTGCAATCTGTGGTGAAATAACAGCACGAAGGTCATGATACACAACCTTCACACGATGCTTATCATCTCTGTCTTTAATAATTTCTTGAATACGATTTAGATTACCAGAGAAATCTAAACGATCTAGACTAACAATGTTGTAATCAGTATTATCAAGAAGATATTCAATAATGTGATGCCCGATAAATCCAGCACCACCAGTCAACAAAACATTCATCAATTCACCTATTAATTATTAAGCCTGTCGAGTAAGGAAAGTTGGGCGAACAGTCTTTGCGTCAAAATACTTCTTGACAAGACCGATAACAATATCAGAGTCAAAAGACTTACATGAGAACACATCAAGATACAAAGCATTTCCGCCTTTTAGATCATCAGGAACAAAATGAGCACAAATGTTTGAAGTTTCAATCAACTGTACTAAAGTATATCCAGCTTTATTGCCGGAACCAAAGCTAACGATTTGTGGGTCGCCGTATGCAACCATGTCAATATCATTAACAAGCTGCTTTGTAAAATTATAAATCGTATCATAATCATCAATTGAAAATGAATTTAGATCAGCGCAATCTAATACGAGATGAAACCCCCAATATGCCATGCCATTTGTGCTCCTGTTTTTTTGTTAAAAGATATATTATTTAGTAGTTATCTTGAGCCTGAATATACTCAACCATGTCAATTGGAAATACACACCAACTGTTTCTTTGAACATTCCATGAGGCTACAAGACTAGGCTCACGATTATGAAAATCTTGCATTTGCTTACGATCTTCATCATTGAATGCAGGAGGTAAAATCCTTGGCATCAAAGTACACCGAAGAGGTGGAGGAGTAATACCATCCTTCTTGAGGAATGTAACCTCAATGACAGAATCTGTCAACTCTTTTAAAATTTCATCACGAATAAACATCAAGACTCGACCAATAAAGTTTTGCCGAAATTATTTCTTTCTTCGTACACTCGCATTTCAAGCTCATTATACCCACCAACAAATTCACCATTGATTACAACAACTGGATATGACTTGGCGTTGGGAAACTTTTCTACAATGAAATCTCGTGAAACATCTTTGCCTACAGAATAAGTTTTGAATTGAACTTTAAGAGAATTCAAAATATTCTTGGCTTTGTTGCAATAATTGCAATTGTCTGTAGTGTATAATTCAATCATAGTCTTTCCTTCCAATATTCAATTACATCTTCTGGGTTCAGTGGATTATATCCATTTTCGTACATGTCATATAGTACCATTAATTCTAGTTCACTCATTTTAATCTCCATATAGTTATTATACTTGGATATTTATATTGTGTCAAGCTAAATATTCAAGAACGTTTCAGTTAGGAGTAAATTTATGATTATATCAATCAAAAATGACCCCTATAAAATTGAAAAAGCTGTAGTGAGAAAAGCGGTAAAATTCTTTTCAAACAGCCTGATATCTACTAGATTAAGTAAAACACTTTCTGTAAAAATAATTTTTACCAAAGGATTTAATAAAAACACAAAATGTATCGCTACATGTATGTGGGTAGATAATAACGTAAGACCAAAAAAATTCGAAATCGAAATTGATGCTAATTTAAGTGCTAATCAAAAAAGTCGTGCCATTGCCCATGAAATGGTTCACTTGAAACAATATGCGACAGGTCAAATGAAAGATTTATTCAGCAACGATTCTACCAAATGGGAAGGTAAAATTCATGAAAATATCTCAGAAATGAATGATAATTATTGGACATATCCATGGGAAATCGAAGCATATGGACGAGAAGTTGGATTGTTTGTTTTATACAGTAAATACATAAAAGAAGAAAAAAAATTAAAGAGAAAGTGATTTGTCCTGCAAAGTTTTTTCATATTTACTCATTTTATCTAGATATCCACGATTACGAAGTTCTTTGAAGACAAGATTTTCTAATGAAAATTCACCGCCCTTTTGAATAGCAGCACCACGCATGGTTTTGATTTTGTCTTTTAGATTATTAAATTGATCCATGTCCATTTTATCTTTGATCATACGATCAATCGTATGCATATAATCTTGCACTTTTAATTTGAGATTTTTATCATTTTTGAAATCGTATTCACCATGAACTGGTTTCTGGACCCATGTATTTTTCTTCAACGAAAAAATACCTTGCCCCTTGGGATATGATCCAACAGGGTCTTGGGCATAAGGCTCTACAGGATACCCAAGGACGGTAATCTTGTGTGTTAGTGTCCACAATACCTTCTTATCCTGAAGGTAATCGTCCACGAGCTTCCTATCAGTTCCTAGCTTCGATCTATCAACGATCAAATGAACATCAATATCTGATTTGGACGTATAGTTGTAATTGCAATTACCACCAATCATGATTATATCTTGAACTAAATTATTTGGAATATTTGCATATTCACGCCATGCGTCGATGAACTTCAAAAGAGCCGCTCTAACATTTGGGCGAAGTTTATCACCATCCCATAGTTTGGGATTGAGTTCTGTATGATATTCTAATCCAATTTTAATTTCAGTTAGATATTCTTTAAAAGTTATCATTCTAAGCTCCTGTACTTAGAATTATTTATATATCACCAATGTCGGATGACTCCAGCCACGATGAAAATGTTAGTGCCAATATAACAAAGGACGATGACAGTCCTGATAATAGCAATAATATCAGAGTCTTTATCATCGTCCTTCACACCTTTATCACCAAGAGCTTTTGCCCACAATGACCAAAATTTTTTCATCAATCTTCTTCTGCCTTAATTGCTTGTTTTGTCAACCAAATAATTGCAACAATCTTTTCTTCATCAGAATATTTTGAACTTGCTGCGGTTTGTTGAATACGATTCATGATATCAACTAACCAAGTATTTTGAATCTTACACATATCAAGTTTTTCGATCATTCATGACTCCTATGTTAAAATGGGCGAGGAATTACCCCCACCCATTAATTTAGATATAACGATATGCAATAACTCTTTGTTTTGCATATACGCCAACCCCAACTCTTCTATTATGATTACCAGAAAGAATAATTGGGTTCCCTCTTCCATCGTAGCCTGTCACCACACCAACATGACCACCACCCCTACGATTAGTTACAGCTACACAATTTGTACAACCATACGTAGCGGGTTTACCACGATGAACATATGAAATCGCTCGACGGTCATGGCCACCTGCGATCATATTCATAAAATCAGCGCACCAAAGTCTCGAAGGTAATCCTAATTGACTGGCATTTGCGCCAATATAACGAGAAGCTTTTTTTGCCAAATCACCACTATAGATAAATGTATTTTCTACAGAAAGAAATGACTTTCTCGACATATCAACAACTACGTGTTGGACTTGGGCCATTCTAGCCTTTTCATTTATCCAATACATAGATGTACTTATTTCATCATTTGAATTTGGCTGCTGAACTTGTTGTACGGGTACAACTCTCTTTACATGCCTCACTTTTTTATGCTTATGCTTATATACTGTACTATAATGATAGTTCTTATGTTTTGGTCTAGCCTCAGAAACATTTACGAAACTAAAGCTAACTAACATCACTGTTAGCAAAAATATAAGTTTTTTCATTACTCTTTCCTTTTCTATATTGCTACGGACAGAGTAATATATTTTACCTCATAACTTGCATAATCAGTCTCGTTTTACCTTGCTTGATAAAGCCAAGTTCATGAGCACCACCTCTAGAAACATCTAACCCAGTGCCTTTTATAAAGGGACCCCTATCGTTAACCGTAGCAATTATGGACCTTCCATTATTAGGATTGGTCAGTTTAAGTTTTGTCCCAAACGGTAGGGTTCTATGTGCGACAGTAAGCCCGTTGGGATCGAATCGTTGTCCAGAAGCAGTCCACTTACCAGTAGAATACCAAGAGGCAACGATACCACTGTTTAAAGTGGTATTCTTATTTATAGCATAAGAATTAGTGGTTTGACAAGCAGTAAGCAAGATTGATACAATCAAAATCGTAAAATATTTCATGGTAAAAACCTCACTTACTGTTGTTAATAGTGGTGCGCCGGGAGGGACTCGAACCCCCAACCAATCCGTTATGAGCGGATAGCTCTAACCATTGAGCTACCAGCGCATTTAATTATGCTGCCAAAATTTCCTTCAGGCGATCTGCGGCATATGAAGCCGCAAATGCTTCAGGCTTTACTTTTGGTGCGAATCCACACATGCCACGAATATAACCAGTAGCCTGATGAATCACACATGAAGAACCATGCATCTCATCAGGATTGATGTCAAGGTGAACTTCACAATGTCGTTCGCCTATCGATTCAAACAAATCGATATACATTGCTGAAGCCTTATACACTTCATTCATTAGGCGATATGCTGGACGGTTGTGCTTTTTGTCATAATCCCGTTCGGTACTGACTTGCCCAAATACTTTACATCCACGTGAGCCATCAAGATGAACAACGATAGCAACTGTGTAATCAGCGTACCAGTCATCGCCACGACGATACCGCTCGCTATCGGCTCCAATGTAAATATTGGATGAAGCTGAAGATTGAAGGATAAATCGTTTAACTTCTTCAATGTCGAATTCCTTTGACATATGTCACCTTTGATTTTAAGGAAACAGGAATAATTTTTTTTCATTCCTGTAATATGACAATGATATCATGATTAATATTATTGTCAAGATTATTTTATTTAGCAATCATAATTCCATTTTAATTCACCAAATAGATGGCGAATTTCGTCCACACGAGTCTGTGTACCAATGTTGTTCTTAATCACCTTAAGAAGTTCATCGCAGACATTTTTATTACCATCCCAACAAGAAAAAATAATAGCTCGATGAGTAGAAAGCATTGAATTTGAAGTCAACGCAAATTCTTTACGAGTTTGATTTTTCAAAGTTGTATTTAACGTATGAGTAATAGTTTGTATAGTAAAATCAATCTGATACCAAAATTGACGTTCAAACTCTTCAACTCGTTTACGATCTTCTTCCATCATAAATGCTTTAGCATCATCCATTTGTTCATTGACGATAAGGTCAATAACACTTTTTTCCTGAGACAAAATGTCTTTGGACTTGTGGATACGAATATACCACTCACCCTTGAGTTTAAGCATATGACCATCATCAAAGCGGATAACCCACCCTTCAATGCCTTCAGCGCCCTTAGTCTCATCCATCAGATAAGCCATTGACTTGGCAGTGCCTTCATATGCCTTGACTACATCAAGGTCAAACATTTTGGCATACTGTTGCATCCATAACAAACTACGATAGACACCAGTTTGTGTTTCACGTACTGCAATCAATACAAGACGATCTTCTGGATAATCCACAACAATCCGTTGCTTACGGCTACACCATTCAAAGATTGGAGTATACCCAAATTGCTCGATACAAAGTTGTGCAAAATCGCTATATCGAGGATGAGCGGCAACGAACTCCTCTGCACCCATAGCAACGTCAGTAAGACCCATCTTGGTACCCCAACGGATACCATCAGGAGTCACCACTGGAGTGATCATCGATCCATCTAACTTCTCAAGTATCACGTGCGGCTGGGTAAAATCAACATCGTAAAACTGCGTCTCATCACGCTCATTGATGTTGAAGAACTTGTGAAGGCGACGTGACATGATACGACCGTCAGGATAAAACAACAGACCACGACACTCACGGCGGATGGTATGATCACAATTTTCTTCCCAAGTATCACCGACCTTACGGCGAACTTCAGGAAACGTATCAGTCATTGCTACCATATAGTTGATAACCGTATAATGTTCCCGTTCAGCCACGATGAACTCATCACGGCCTTCAATGGCTGGCAGAACATCATTAATGTGAGTGATATACGGAAATTTATACTTCATAATTTATTTTCCTTGAGAATTAATATCTGCTAACCATTATATTTTACTCTGTTCTCGCAAAGTCACCAAAGTATTCCTTGGCGGCTTTTTCATATGCTAATGCGGCTTCTTCTTTGATCTGATAATAACCAAGATCAATTTTTTTTCCATTACACATTATACGTGCTCGCCACTTCTTTCTCCCAGAAACCCAATACACACCTTTGATACCAGAGGTATTGGTTTTATACGGTCCAGTATTTCCACTATTTTGAGTATTTGTAGCATCACGAAGATTGGCTATACGATTATTCGATTTATCCATATCAATGTGATCTATTTGGTCAACTGGATCGGAACCATGAAACACCTTATATGCAAGACGGTGTGCACTATATTTTTTTCCATTTATAGAGATATAGATATATCCTTGACTTTGTAGAGACCCTGCGATAGAGCCAGCAACAGCCCTATTAGACAAAGTTTTTTTCCATGTGAACAGACCTGTATCTGGATCATAGTTAAAAAGTTCGTTCAATTCTTCTACAAAAGGTAGTGGTTTCATTATATTCTCCAATAACTAATGAGCTAAGGATTTACCGTAGCCCAGAAACTCTTCTATCTCCATACAAGCATCCGTTAGGACTTCAAGAAGAGACAGTTCTCGTTCATCATCTGTATCCATAAGACGGTGGATTTCTTCCAAAAGAAGATCATTCAATTCAACAAGATTATTCATTTTCACTCCCTCGCTTCTTCAATATATTTGACATGTTCCAAAAACGTAGCCACATCGTCACGATATGATGGGTCACTACCTTCAACATTGTATATCATACAAGTGATGTTTCCGTCATTGGCACACCACGTCCACTGTGGGTCGAGCCAGACCGTAACTTGATGATCTGGCTCAATCACGATCAATTCAATACGAGGATCACGCTTGGCGATACGACGAATGTATTCTGTGGTCAGACGCATTGGATGGCTCCATTGATTTACTCAACATAATCATCATAACAGGTTTGATAGAAAAGTCAATTACTTTTTATCCAAAGAAAAAATTGTAAATTTCGTTACCACACCAACCTATAACCATAGCCATAGGAAAAGATACAAAAAAGTTATATGGATAAGGTAGAATGAGAGCAACCAAAACACCGATAGCACCAGCGATTAAGGTAACGAACAAAAGTTTTTCCATTGTCTTATCCTCAGTTACGTTCTGACCAAAAAACCATATCTTCAGGACTAATGCTCTTGATGACTGGCTTAGACTGAGGCTTCTGGATTTCATCAATAAGAGATTCAATCCAAGCTAGTTCACGCTTGAGTACACCAACACGGCCCTGCCAATGACCAGAAGCATAATCATGTGGATTATACCAATCTGGACACTTCAGTTCTAACTCAGCACGATAAGCACCTTCACGCTCATAAAGAGCCAACAAAACCTTATCCATAGTCATTATGCAACACTCCAGTTATATTCATCTTGAAGGACAACTGCTTCATATCCGTCATATTCTTCGATTCTATATAATGACCCAGTAGGCACATCACGTATTTTCAGGTCGCCCCAGCCATCGCCAGCATCCTCCCCAAGTTCTTCCACGACCTTAACCAAGATTGGATCAGTACGGTCAACATCGATAGGCCACCAATCGATAGGAGCAGGTTCACCCTTCAGTTCCCAGTATCGATTAATAGCTTTTTCAGATAAACCAAAACCACCAAAGCAAGCATTATATACGACTTTAGTCATCACCAATCTCCAAACAAAATATCGTAAAGTTTATCGCTGAAGTAACCAATAGCAATAGCACCTGCTATAACAACCGGGTAAACATACGGAGCCGATATAACGTAACTACAAAGTCCTCCGTATGTGGCACCTAGAATAATCGGAAATAAAATTTTCATCACATTTCCTCCACAATATGCCAAACCAAACCTGATGGCATAACAACAGTACCTAGATGCTGACCAGTATAATGCTGTCCAGTACCATAGATATTCACATAGCGTTTATTATATATAATATCATTATCAAGTTCAACCTCTGTCCATACATAGACATTATGCTCACCTTGATACCCTACATGTACAACACGGCCTTCAATGGAAAGGGGATCACCAGTAAACGGCCCCCACTTATATACAGTTTTCTTAGTCATCACTTAGTTCCTTTCATGAGTTAATGCCGAATGATCCACTCTAAACGCTCAATCTCTTCTTGATGATCAGCTTTAGTTGCTGCCATTTCCCACTGAAGACGCTCAATCTCTTCTCGAAGCTCAACCTTTTCGTCGATTGCCTTACCAAGGTCTAGTATAAAGGTTGTGCAGCTAGTTTTCAACTCTATAATCTCTTCACGCAGTTGTTTGATATCAGCAATAGCATCCAACAGATCATTATCAATGTCTGCATCACCAATATGAATACCAACCAGTTTTTCAAGTCGTTCGATAATATCAGTCATCACTTTTCTCCTTGAACCAAGATTCAATAGTATCATAACTGGTATAACGAGCGCCTTCTTCACCAAGTTTGATACCTTGATTTACGATATCTTCAATGACGCAAACACATTCATCAAACTCTTTACCAGATGGACTGCAACCCCAATCATAAGCAGACTGTTCATCTCCACCACGCCGAATACCAGCACGATAGATATCTTTGATTTGTTCGATGGTAAACGTGAATGTCTTATCAGTCATCACATATCCTCATTTAAATAACTTTGTTTGTTACATTTTCACTTTGATTTCATCAGGGTAATCTTCAAACCGAGTTTTCATATTCTGAATTATTTCATCAGGAACATTATGAATCGATCCAAACTCATTATTCATTCTAATCACATTTACCAAAATGTCAAGAGAGTTTGCATGGTCAATATATTTTTGCATTTCAGAAATGCGAGTGAATGTATTGGAAACAACGACATTGTAACCATTATTCATAAAAATACAAGCAGTATCAAAACACCACTTATGTGCATCCTTGATTTTTTTACCATCAAATTTATAATCACCATTTTGATTGATAAAATACATATCAGCTTCAAGCTTAATGTGTCGTGGATAACATCCACCAGCATACGTACTTTTACCAGAGCCGGGAATTCCACGAATAATAATCAGTTCACAAGTTTTCATAATATGTCCTCTATTTGCAATTACTATATCACATAGAATTTAATTGTCAATATGAAAAAAGGAGCCGTAGCTCCTTTTCTTACTTCTTTTTACCAGTTTGGCGACGTGCTCGACGCTTCTTAGAACCAATCTTACGACGCCCCTTACGTGGACGATTCTTATGGGGGTGTGCCATTACTTACGAGATTCCTTTGGAAAAGTTAGAGTGATAACCTTTGGTTCAATAAACTGAGGCATAATTTTATCAGAATTAGGAACCTTACACATGACCCATGTACCATCTGCCTGAGCAGGAGAGAACAATCCATTTGGATCGGCTTGTGGCAAAGTTACAACATGACCACCACCGTCTGAATATGCAATCTTTTGAGGGTTAGTGTACTGAGTAGCATAGGGAATACCATAACCAAGAGAGTCACAAATCTTTTCGCCAATAACACCAGACTGCTCACCAGCTAGGTAGGTGTAAGTTGGCTGCATCTTGTCACGAAGCTCGTAAATATCCTTGAGCAGTCGCTTTTCTGCGAAGTTAGTGATAGAAGGCATACCAACAGACATTGTAGCTTGCATTGCAATCGCTTCCTGCTGTTGTCGCTGAACTTTATCAGAACTAGGGTTATTACAACCAGCCAAAACCAATGCAGCGGCAGCAATCATAACATACTTAAACATATCAATAACCCTTCTTCAAGTTGTCATAAAAATTACGAAGATCGATAGGAAGTTTATTTTCAGGGTAAACACTGAAACGATGCAAAGCAATAGCTCTCAAAGCAGCCTTTTGCTCTTCATTAGACTTTGTATATTCCATTTGAATATTTTGAAGATCACGAAGCATACCATCATTGTATGTTTGGCTCTCTTTAAATGTATCATAGCGAACTTGCTCATACTTAGGAGCATAGAAAGAATATGCTAGGTAGGAAATATACCCTACAACACCAAGCAGCGGCAGTAAAACCAGTGCTAATCCCCAAATACCAAATCCAAGTAGAGAAAAGTTTTGGGTAAATTCTTTTACATCATTTTTATAGCTCATTATATTCTCCATTAAATTGGTGCCCACGGTCGGAATCGAACCGACAAGCCGAAGCGGGAGATTTTAAGTCTCCTGAGTTTACCAATTTCTCCACGTGGGCATTAAATCTTCAAGTGATTTCTTCTTACTCTAACCGATATCCAAGAATTATAGTAGCATGGATCGATTACAGCGTCAACAGCAAATTGTTCTTTAGCTTCGAAATAAGAACATTCGCCTTTGGTTTTACATAAGCGAATTATCTGACGCTTAAAATTTAACTTACCGTATTTATCTACATCTGTCAAGAGATTTTCTGACGAACCGTAATAATCTTTCCAATTTGATTCTACTTTATATCTCTTTTTCTTTTTATTCACTTGACGAACTTTTGTCGTACCGAATAATTTTTTACCAATGTATTTTTTATTATCAGTTAAGTTGGTTATAAGATATACAAACCCAATGTAGTTGTCAATATCATCTGATTCAAATATTTTATTTTCATATAACCACGGATTTTCATAAGACATATCAGGAACTCCTCATTCCTGATATTTAGTATTCTCTTATCGATCCCTATCCTGATCATCTTCTTCCCAATCTTCACCCAAGTCAAGATCATTATAACTTAACTTTTCAGCACAAAATGGGCAAAACATAGGTGTATCAATTCCATCATGAATTAGTGAAAATTCTGCTTCACATGTTCCACATAAAAATTCGTTATCTTTCATTTATTTTTTCCTTTGATAAAATCTTTTTCATAAACTAAACCCCTTAAATGTCTCACCATTTACATCTTTTTTAATACCGCCATTTATATAACTGGTAATCTCAGTTTCCTGTGGAGCAACCTGAACTTCAGACCCAGCAATCCACTTTTGCGTCCATGGTAACGGATTTGACCCACCCTTATAAGGTGTAGGCAACCCAATAGCAGTCATTCGCTTGTTACCAATCCATTCTATATATTCCGAAAGCAAGGCTTCGTTGAGACCAACCATCGATCCGTCTTTGAATAGATAACCAGCCCACGCTTTTTCTTGTTCAACAGCATCGGTAAATAATTTGATACATTCATCCCGTGTTTCTTCTGCAATTCGTGAGAAGTCTTCATCTTCTTTCTGTAGCGCCTTGAGTAACTGCTGTGTTCCAGCAAGGTGAAGGTTTTCATCACGTGCAATGAACTTAATGATCTTTGCATTACCTTCCATTTTTTTAACTTCGGCAAAAGCCCATGAACATGCAAATGATACATAGAAACGAACTCCCTCAAGAATATTGACCGACATAAGTGCGAGCCAGAGTGCTTTCTTGTGTTGATATAAGTTGTAATAATTATTTGGTGATGAATTATATGTCATTTGTGTATTATATTCAATCAACTCATCATAATATTTACTGATATCACCAGCACAGTCTATAATTTCAGGAATGTCAGTCAGTTCGTCAAATACTTTTGAAGGATTTGAATATATGTTTCGTATGATATGCGTATAGCTTCTGGAGTGGATTGTCTCTGAGAAAGTCCATGTAGTGATCCAAGTTTCGAGTTCAGGCAAGCTACAAATAGGTCCAAATGCCATTGTTGGGGCTCTACCTTGCACGCTGTCAAGAAGGATTTGACGCTTGAGATTTGATGTGAAGATATGTTGCTCATGTACAGTTAAATCCTTAAAGTCTTTTGCATCCTTATAGATGTCAACTTCTGACGGTTGCCAAAAAAAACCAAGCTGTTTGTCAGTGAGTTTTTCAATCCAAGGATACTTTTGCTTGTCATAACGTGCAATAGTAGGAGCATCATCAAAGAAGCAATTGACCTTAGTAGCATCTTTTTTATTGTTTGAATCGAATACTGAGTAGCTCATTTATTAATCCCTAGTACAAATTTTGATGCTTCAACCCATAGATAAACCGACTTAAATGTTTTATATCCAGTAGAGCCATCATACATCTCAATAACGTATTCGGCTACTTCTGGATTCATTCCATGAAATGTCAGGAACGTATGGTAGTTATCTTTCGTTACTTCAAACATTTATCACTCATCTTTTTCTAAAAAGGAAATGTCGTTACGTCTAAGCGTTCTGTTTTTTCGAGAACGAATTTCGGCATTCTCCCAAGTCCAGCACTCACCAGTATCATCTTGAAAACAAACCCAGAATATATCATTCTCTGGACCGCTCCAAATCATCCAGTGTGCAATTGCTCTTCCTTTAGGTGTCATTAAGGGAATAGGTGGATCAATCCTCTGAACGTCTGCCATTTTTTATATTCTCCACTGTTTGCCAGCCATAATCACAAATATCACGGTAGTTTAAGGTAAGCTCTTCACCTCTTTCAATGTCCTTATTGGCTATGTGTATATACTTTGATGGACTATCTAGGTTAGAAGAATCACTATGGTTAATGAATATGATCGTATCAGCATGGCGTATGAATAAATCTAATTCCTTATCATAGCAATAGAAATAATCTATGTTCTCGATGAACGCATCATATTTGTGCCTCTCGGCAGTCCTGATATCGATCCATCCGTCGATGATATGATCATGTTTCCAAAAGACAGAACCTTTCTTTATAAATTCGTTCGAGAAAAGTCCTAAACCATGTATATTACTTTTTGCTACTGTAGTTTTATATAACATAGGCATATTAATATTTCCTGTAGTATCTTTCTTTGTCGTATTCCAAATATCCGTCTGGAACGTCAAGAAGTGCTTCATTATCATTATCATACAACTTTGGTTCCATAGTTTCCTTCATATGAACCAAAGTGTACGAGCCAAGGAATATTTTACTATAAATTTCTTCATAAGTCAAGTTATTTAAATTTTGCATGCCTCGCAATCCTCTTCTTGAACTATGTCTCCTATGCGGAGAGGTGAAACTTCGTCATATTCACCGGCACCATCGTTGGTGTTAAAATAGTAAAGCTGTTTGCCACCATACTTATAAAACATCAAAAGGTGACCAATCATCTCAGACATCGGGATTTTCTCGTCTTCATAAAACTTGGGGTTGTATGAGGTATTGACCGAGATGCCCTGATCAATGAACTTCTGGAGGACGGCAACGATTTTAAGATATCCTTCGGGCGACTTTTGATCCCAAAGCAGATCATACTTCTTTTTGAGTTTCCGTACTTCTGGTACAACCTGCTTAAGGACTCCATCCTTACTCTGTTTGACAGAGACAAGAGACCTCGGCGGCTCGATACCATTCGTAGCATTACTAATCTGAGCTGATGTCTCTGATGGCATAAGCGCCATGAGCGTACTGTTTCTGATTCCATAGGTTCTCGCCTCGGAAGCCAAAAATCCCCAGTCGAAACGGTACTGTGGGACTGCAAGCTCGTCGACTTCTTTCTTGTAAGTATCGATAGGAAAAATTCCTTGACCATACTTTGTTTCTCCACTTTTAGGGCAAGCACCCTTCTCCTTGGCAAGATCGATAGATGCCTTGATTAAATAGTATGACCAACCCTCTACAAAACTATGAAGTTTATTCAACCCGTCGTGATCAATGTGCTGATAAGATAGATCGTTACGAGCGAGCCAATAAGCGAGATTAATAATACCGACACCGAGGGGTCTTCTCTCCATCGTAGAGTTCCTTGCTGCCAAAACTGGATAATTTTGGTAGTCCAGTAGCTCGTCGAGAGCACGAACAGCAAGAGTACAAGGACGTTCAAAGTCAGCAGGATCACGAATCTTCCCCCAGTTTATAGCAGCAAGCGTACATAGTGAAATTTCTCCATCAGGATCGTTAATATCATTTAGTGGCTTAGTTGGTAGATCAATTTCACAGCAAAGATTTGATTGATGAATGGGAGCAAGTTCCTTGATGAACGACCCATGATCATTTGCATGATCTACATTTTGCAAATAAATACGTCCGGTATCCTTCCTCTCTTGCATGAATCCTGAGAAGAGTTCAATTGCCGGGATAGACTTCTTTCTAATCTTGTCGTTTCGTTCTGCTTGTTCATAAAGCGTTCTAAACTTATCGGTATCAATAAAAAAAGACTCATAAAGACCAGGAACATCATTAGGGCTAAAAAGAGTAATAACACCGCCCTGCAAAAGCCGCTCGTACATAACTTTGTTAAACTGAACACCATAATCTAATCCTCTAATTCGGTTATCTTCAGTACCCTTATTATTTTTAAGTACTAACAGATCTTCAACTTCCAAATGCCAGATAGGATAATAAAGAGTTGCTGCACCGCCACGGACACCTCCCTGTGAACAAGATTTAACCGCACTTTGGAAGTGTTTGTAAAAGGGAATAACACCAGTATGCGAAGCATCGCCTGCGCGAATAGGAGAGCCGATAGCACGAATACGACCAGCATTAACGCCAATGCCAGCTTTTTGAGAAACATACTTAACAATTGCAGAAGATGTAGCGTTGATTGAATCGAGGGAATCGTCAGCCTCGATAAGTACGCACGAACTGAATTGCTTTTGAGGCGAGCGGAGACCTGCCATAATAGGAGTCGGCAACGATATTTCAAAAGTACTTGTCGCATCGTAGAAATCCTTTACCCACTTTAGTCGGGTTTCTTTGGGATAATTACGAAACAGAACCATTGCAATGAGCATATAGCACATCTGTGGCGTTTCGTAAGTTTGATTAGTTACTCGGTTCCTGATAAGATACTTGCCACGAAACTGTTCCATACCTACATAGGCAATCTTATAGTCACGATCGTGATCAATATAATTGTTTAGAGTATTGATCTCTTCTAAATCATACCAACCTAGAATATCTTTATCATAATAACCAACAGAAACAACGTTGATAATGTGATCTAGAAGAACAGGAATATTATAACTGTCATATACTTGTTTACGAAGATGGTAATTTACCAGTCGACCTGCGACGTACTGGTAGCCAGGAGTATCTTCTGAAATAAGGTCGGCCGAAGCTTTAATCAGCGTCTCCTGAATATCAGATGTTTTAATACCATTATAGAACTGAATTCGAGATTTAATTTCTATTTCAGACTCTGAAACGCCATTGATACCTTCACACGCCCAAGAGACGACTTTATGGAACTTCTTTAAATCTAGAGGCTCTTTTGATCCATTACGCTTAACTACCTGAATTGTCGTCATTCTTATATTCTCCGTGTTCTTCTTTTGTTCGTTCAACTGCTTCTGTCAGCGCCTTCATAATACCAATTTTAGCAAAACAATGCAGCGTATCATTATCCATATCAAAAACTACAGTAGCACTACCGTCATCATTTTCAGTGTATGATGTTACTTCAAGTTTCATTTGCATACCTCAATAATTCTAATTTACCATTATGATGTTCTACGATTGCAGTGCAAGACTCTACCCAGTCTCCACAGTTGATGTATTTAAGACCATCAATATCTTTTATATTAGCATGGTGGATATGACCACAGATTATGCCATCGACGTGCTTTGATTTAGCAAAGTTCGATAAAGTTTCTTCGTAGTTTCCGATAAAGTTAACTGCTGATTTAACTTTATACTTGGCCCAAGCACTAATTGACCAATATGGCAGTCCAAAAAAGTTTCTTACCTTATTCAATATGATATTTAAAACTATTGCCACATCATAAGCCCATGATCCTACATGAGCCAACCACTTAGCGTTTTTAATAACTACATCGAACTGGTCTCCATGAATTACCAGATATGTTTTTCCAGCAGGAGATATATGTACAGTTTCTGGAAGAAGATGTATATTGCCAAAAAACTGAGACCCAAAAGACCTTAAAAACTCATCGTGGTTACCGGGAATATAAAATATCTCAGTACCTTTACGACCTTTTCTTAAGATCTTTTGGATTACGTCGTTGTGATCTTGTGGCCAGTACATGCGTTTATGCATCTCCCAGCCATCGATGATGTCACCAACCAGATACAGCTTTTCACATTCAAACGATTTCAAAAAAGAAAGCAGTGCTTTCGATTGGCAAGACTGTGTTCCAAGATGAATATCTGATAGAAAAACTGATCTGTAACTATTCATTAAATGTCCAGTGCATCCTTGAGTGACGGAAATTTCTTAGTAATTTCATACCAAGCATCAGTGGCGATGTCACGATGCTCTTTTTGAGTAGATACATCCATACGAACCTGACAGTAGTGAATCCACGAGCGAAGAGAACCCTTCATATACATACGTGACATAGTCAGACCTTCAGGAAGAACTGCACGAGCCTGTTCCTTGGCAATACCCTGTTCAATTGCCCAGTTATAGGTATCGTCCACCATTTCAAGCAACTTTGCTTGCCTTTTCTGCCAATCCAATTCAAGAAAAGGATCGTCCTTTTCACTAATCTCAATACTGTTTTGACGATTCTTTGTGTCCTGAAGACGAGCTTCACGGTGAACAAACCCCATGTCCTTGGTAGGATCAGCATAACGCTGACTAAACTCCTGAAAGGTAAATGAACGATGGCGAAGAATCTGACGACCAATATCCCTTGTCGTATTTATTTCCATCACAACATCAACCATTTCGAATGGTGACCAGTGCTTATTCTTAGCAAGATACCTAAGCAATTTTGGAGCGGTCAACGTGTTATTCTGATTTGATGGATTGCTAACACGAGCAACGTAGGCAATGAACTCATCAACACCCATAAGTCGAAATGATTCTTCGTTATCTTCCTTATCATAAATTTTAATAAAGGGGTTAGTATAGGCAATAATCTTAGCAGTGTTCATTTTACACCCTTCGCTTTAAAATGTTTTTCATAAAGATATTTAATTCTTTTTAGATTAGGATGGTGGTGAATCCATTGACCAGTTGATTTATCAAAGTTCCGTATAAACCACCTATCCATATCTTCATTGTTAGTTTTAGCAATCAAATCAACTTTAGAACAAAGATAATCGAACTGATTATCTGACATAATGGAGTTAGCATCAAATTCGTATGCATATGCTGCGATACTTAGTTTAATCCTAAGATGTGTTTCTTTACAAAATATATCAGGTTCATTTTTATCAAAGAACGATTCGAGACTCACATCCTACTCCATTATGTTAGAACCAATCGGTTTGTACTTCTGTTTTCTTTATAAGCTTAAGCACTTCGTTCAAACTTTCTTCAACTTCCCAATTAATGCCAGTATAACCACCATAAATTACAGTCGTTAAACTACCGCCATTTGTTTTGGCAAATTCATAAACAGCACTGATATGATAAGGATTGATATAAATCAAATTACCTTTATGTGCTTCAACTGCATTTGTTAGCTTAATCATGCGCAGGTACAGGTTTTTTCAGTAGTAGCCATGTTCATCTTTTCCATAATGTACTCAACAGATTCAGTACAGGCAATAACACGACCATTACCTAGTGCGATCTTGGTGTAATAATCTTTTTCATTGGGAAGAATTAGTCCATGATTATTGGGGCGAATTTCTCGCTCAATATACTTGACTTCAGAAAGGTCGACGTAAATGTCAAGACCAGGATAGGTAAGCTTAGTAAGTGCCATTATACTTTACTCCATTTTGAAAGCGCCATTTTGGCAGCAAGATCTTTATACGTATTTTTGTCGATGATATGCTTGATAAAATCCGAGGACAGACCAGCAAGCACCATATCGTTGACGTCCTTATGCTCAAGGTTGTCAGGCCATATGCATACATTATACCCGTTTAGGATTGCTTTGTCAAGCTTTTTTATTGTTTCTTTGCTACGAGGCTCATTGTCGTAAACTACCACCATTCCTTGTTTAGGGAAAGAATGAATCGCCGAAGCCAGATCACCACCGGCAGTAGCAATACTATTAGGAATAAACATAGAATCAATGGGACCCTCCATAACGTAAACAGTTTTATTAAAATCTACTGTGTCTAAACCATAAACTTTCGGTACGGCATCATCAAGGACAATAGTGATGTATTTAACCTTGCTCTCGCCGACAGCTCGGCCCTGGTATGCATGTACATTTTTATTTTTATCAATAAAGGGAATAAGGAGACGTGTTTCATCTCTCTGAAGAGTTTCCTCATCAAACTTTCCCGGAAGCAAATTATTGGTAAATGCTTTATAATTAGGACATGCAAACAGCTTCGCATGATAAGGGTTGGGAATTTTTCGTTTATCAACTAGCTTTTTGACAGGATGATTCGGAGATAACTGACTTACCTTCCTTAATCCTCGCAAAGGCCCACCAGTCATGAAGACAGGTTTCTTCATCTTATCGACGAAATTATCAAGATTAATCTGTTCTGGAGATTTCTTATCGAGAAGTTTCTCATACATAAATTCATTATAGATATTATGATCAAGCATCTTAATGAAATTCGGCACACCTGAAGTTGCATTGCAGTTGTGACAGTGGAAAAGCATCTTTCCAGTTTTCTCATAGATATATCCACGTGCTTTGCTACGTGACGATTCAGAGTCTCCACAGAGGGGACAACGAAAGTTATAGAGACTTGGTCCCTTTCGTTTAAACTTCTCAAGTCTAGAGGAGATCAAACCGATGTATTTGTGTTCTAACCAATCCATAACTCTTACCTTATTCAACAGCACAGTACTATTATACTGTCATTCAGTTAATAAGGCAAGTGTTATTTTCCAAATAACTTAAGCAGGGATGGTCCATAGGAGATAAAGAAAAACAACACGGAGATTGCACCTGCATACATCCAAATTTTCTGCTCCATGAGAGTAATACGATCCTGGAGTTTCTCGTGTTGAATGCTGGCTTCTTGGCGCATATTGTTTAATTCTTCCAATATGCTACGATCTTCACTACGAATGGTATCATAAACATCTTTTAATTTAATTTCAGATTCTTCACGTCTTTTTTCAACAACCGTTTCTAAATTGCCCATTTGTTTTTCCTGTTGATTCAGTCGCTGTTCATGAACAGCAATAACTTTATTCAAATCGCTTGAAACTTCTGTTAATTTTTCAATCGCATCTTCCATACGATTGTTTCGGTAATCTTCTGCAATCATGAGATTCTTGTCTCCGCTCTTTTTTCGAGTGCTTTTTCATGACCTAAAATTTTACCAAGACCTTTTTTCTTTGGATTATCTCTGGCGTTCATATTACCTGCCAGTAACTGATTGATTATGCCTTCAAGAACATTCGCTCTGCGTAGCATAGCTGTTTTATTTTTATTTAAAAGAGGTTTCGCAAGAGGATTAGATGGATCAGGATCTCCGGCCGAGCCAGAAATTCCAGCTCCAGTGGACATCGCTGCACCATCTTCTCTAATATTTCCGATTGGTTTGGCTTTGAAAACATGAGGATAAGCGTTATCGTATTCTCGCATAATACGTCCGGCCAATGCATTAGCCTCGTCTTCTTTCATCTGTTCTGATTTAGTAACACCTTTAATTCTCTGATGATAGTGAATTAATTCGTGTGCAATAGTGCGCATAACGTCAATTGGATGACGATCGGTAATGCGAACAGATATAGTAGTGCCTTTACGAGTGCCAAGGAAATGACCGAAGGCGTTATGTTTATTTTCCGAACTACCAACTAAATGAATTGTTGGAACTGTTGTAAGGCCAATATGTTTTACGGCAAAACGAATGAAATCTTTAACGTATTTTATCGATGCACTCATTATACTTTCCTTAGTTTTGCGACTATTAGCTCGTCCATTTCAATTAAATTAGTGTCCACAACTTTTTCATCACCCACATTATAAATTAAGTCTGGTATTATATTTAATAAAACTAAAAAGGGCTTTACATACTTCATTTGAGTATTAAGTTTCAAATAAAGTATTTTACATAAAGCCTCGGGGCCAAAACAATTATTGAGAACGATAATATGATTGAGAATTAATCTCTCTTTCAAATCACCATTCTCAATATATCTTGTAACTAACTTTTTAATATACTTGATACGGTTAAGGTCTTCAATGAAATCTTCAGTAGAAGCGTACTGAGCATTATCATAATGATGCGCACAAAATAATAAAAAATTCTTATCCGTCAAATATTCATTCATTAATTATTCTTTTATTATGTAGTTGTTTCGTAAACACCCGATATGTCAAAATGGGTACTATTACCTGACATCCAACTAACAGGAGTAGTATTTTTCCATGCTAAGTCAGTAGTACCACCGGTATAATATAAAGGCATTACTGTAGTATTAGAGGCAACGTCTAAAATACCAGATATATGATATATTGAAGCAGTGTTTGTATTATGAAGTGTTCCGCCTCGTATAGAAATAGTTGCGACAGATGGGAACGGAAGCGTAATTTGATACTGCCCAGATCCATCGGCGTATGTTGAATTAGCAAACTGTACATATACTCTAAAATAACAGATTTTACCAGTTTTAGTATAATTACCCGTCTGTGTTCCACTAGAAATAGAAACGACGTTACCGGTATTTGTACAAAAATTAGGACTATATGATGTCGTTTGCGCAAACCCTGTTATAGCGCCAACAGTAACAGTACGAACAGAAGGGGATCCGGCAGGATCTCGGAGAACCAAGATCCTGTCAGTAGAGGCAACATTCGCAGCTGTTGGTAATTCAGATATTTTAAGTGAATTATCCGTCATAATTTAATCCTCACTTGCTATTAAGAATCGTGAAGAATATTGTCGTCCGTAGCATCAGCTACAGCGGCAGGTGTACCGTATGCAGCAGTTTGAGCACCAAGTGAACCCATGGCAACTAATGTTTCCATTTGAACACGTCCGGCACGTCCACCAGTACCTTCGGTACGAAGAACCCAACCAGCATGTGCAGCATGTCTTTTCGCACCCGATGGAATCAATAGGCCAGTGGCAGTGTCGCCCTGGATAGTGTGAACTTCACCAGTTGCGGTAGTACGAACATCGGTAATATCGATATTAGCACCAGTTGCTGTTGTTGAAAGAGCAATTGTTGTAGTGTTTGCGAAAGAAACATAATAGTAAGTATTACCTGCAAGCGGCGCGATTGGTGTATTGCTTGTTGGAACACCGTAAAATAAACGGTCACCGACCTGCCACTTAGAGTTTGCAGTTGCAACTGCAATAGTATCAGTGGTATTGCTGAAACCAACCGAGTTTGCGGTAATGTTAATGGCAGCAGGAGCAGCAATCGTTACTGATACCTGACCAATAATGCCAACGATTGTTTGATTAGCAGTCATTGCAGTAACACGGCCAGCATTGCTCGTTGAATTTACAGTAGAGTTAGCGGCTGATACGTTTGCATATGTCGATGTGCTATTAGAGAAATTAATCGTTACAGCAGCGTTAGCGCCATAACCAGTACCACCGGAAGTTATACGATAGATACCATTAGAAGTACCGGTAATTACACCCATTTCAGCAGCATCAACACCGTAAACACCGATTGCCTGACCCTGACGGAAAGCATTGATTGTGGTGTTACCGAACATAGCAGCATCAACAGATGCACGTGAACCGGATGATGTGTTACCGAAGTGACCATTTGGTGTATGAGCCACAGCAACTGACGTAATATTTGAAGTGGATCCACCATTAACAAGAGCGTAAGTGCCGATTGGTGCACCATTAGATGTTTCTGTAGTTGTAGTGCTGTTAGCAGTAACAGACTGGTCGTTTCTACCCCATTGTGCCATTTATTTTCTCCTAGAAATTGTTTTTTGTATTTATGTTATTCGATATCTATGGTTAGCATGTCAAGCATATAAGCAGAATGCCTACTTACTTTTTTAGCTTTACCATTGACGATTAAAAGATTGTGATCTTCGGTTTCTTTTGCCTCTATGGCAGGTGTCGATATTACTTTACTAACAATAGGTTTTGGAATAGGTGCAGCAGCTGGTGGAGTAATTTCCACCAGCTTAACTTCTTCTACCAATTTACTTTGATCAATAAAATTGTTAGCAAAGATTGGCATTGATTAACCTCTTAGACCATCGGCACTGTCATGCATTCTATTAACAGCTGCCTGACGTTCAGCTGGTTTTAAACCCTGTAGATGGGCGGTGATAGCACGACCCATTGCAGGAGTGATTTTGCTAGTTGTACCATCATTATGTTTGAAAGGTAGAGCATTACCAGCCATCGCACGACCGGCGATTACCTGAATATGCTGATCGGGTGCACGACCTTTGTCTTCATTTGGATTTTCTTCTCTATCTTTTTTACGACCACCTTCATCAAGTACTTCTGATTCTGGACGCTGTCCAACATCAGCAGCATTTTTATCAGTCTGTGGTGCAACAGCTGTTTCAAAAACAGAAGCAAAGTGAGCAAGTTCTGCATCAGAGAAACCAACTTTTTCAACGATGTGTTCGGAATTTTCTTTAATGTTATGATGCTCTAACTCTTTGTGAGGAACTAAAATGGTACCTTCATCTTTAGTATTAATATACCAATGATTTTTCTTAGTAGTTGAAGGTGAATGAATAGTTGCTTGGCCACGTTCCTTTTTATTTTTTTGGTACGTTACTGCATCGCCTTTTTTAAATTCTTCATTGATGTGCTCAGCTTCTTCCTTTATATCTTTTGGTGAATAATTTTCCATGACATCATTAGGATATTTTTTTCTTACTATATTTTTGAAATGTTCAGGATCTGGAATTTGAGGAATTCTTGTATCAGGATTAGCCATAAATTTATGGTACGCCTCTAAATCCTTATGTTTAGCAAAGCGTGCTGTATCTCTAGCATCATAAGCTACACTAGCCAGCCTTGCGTGTTCTTCTGCAGCTTTTTGATGAGGGTTTTTTAAACCTAAACCTTTTTTCACAGAATCAAAAATGCCCTCGTCAAGTGCTTCTACTTCTTCTTTCATGCCCATAGTTCTGACAATCTTATCTTCTCTATGTTTTACAGTTTTTTTTCTTTTCTCTGGAGAATTTTTTTCCCAGCTGTCAGGACCTTCAGTTTCTTTTAGGTTCTTTGGACGAGGTGGTGGAAGAGGAACGTTTGTACTTGGAGCTGGCTTGTACTCAGGTGGAATAGGTGTTACGTTGTCAACAGGTGCATCTTTTCTTTTAGGAACGAGCATATCAGGATCTGATGAAACACCTTCTTCCATTTTACCATTGCCATCCCAATCTTTTTTGGCAAGTTTTATCTTCATCGCCTCGAACATATTGTGTGGATTTGCTTCCTGTAAAGCTAGGAATGCAGCGATCATTGGATTAGTTGATTCTGACATTTTCTTTTTTCCCTTTGGTTTACCGGATTCGTTTTCTTGTGAAAAATCATTTGGTGCTTTTTTACCTTGTTCTTTCATACGTTGCGCATCGGCAGCAAAGAAAGATGCAGCGCTATCATCGCCTTGATTTTTATTGTTTTGATATGACTGAAACATTTCTTTTGATTTAGCATTTGGATCAACTGCAGGTGCTGGACGTGGTGCTGGAGTTGGTGCTGGACGTTGAGCAGCTGGTGCTGGACGTGGTGGTGGAGTTGGTACTGGACGTTGCGCAGTTTGATAACGAGCATCAGGAACTCCTGCCTGTTGTGATGCAGATATTTCAGATGTTCTTGGTGCTATATTTTGTGTTCGAATACGAGCATCAGGAACTCCTGCCTG